CATACGGTATCTCACAAGACCGTATCTGGGCTGGAGAAGTTGGCCGCTACAAGGGCGCATATTTCGTAGAATCACCACGTCTATACGTGGCAACTGATGGTGCATCATCTGCAAAGGTGTATCGCACAATCCTCTGCGGACAGCAAGCACTTGCTGAGGCAGTGGCAGAAGAGCCACACACAGTTATCGGTCCAGTTACCGATAAGTTGAACCGTTTCCGTCCAATCGGATGGTACGGCGTACTAGGTTTCGCACGTTTCCGTGAAGAAGCACTATTCCGCATCGAATCAGGTTCATCAATCGCTTAGTTGATTGACAGTAGAGCAGGGGTTTCGGCCCCTGCTTTACGGTAAGTTCATTAAGGAGAACAATGGCAACTTATATATTTAGAACTCCATATGTGGAGGAAGGCCCAACAGGGCATCACCGTCTGTTCTACTTTTTCAAATTAAGACAAGGTATAACTGTAACTAGAACTGGCTCTACGTTTAGACTTGGTCGTTACTTTACACAAGACCAACTAGATGAAGTAGACGAATATTGGCTAGGTGGACATGAATCATCTGTATCAGAAGCAACGAAAGCAGCATTAATTGCTGGCGGAATTGGTGTTACAGAAGCAAATTTTACAGTAGAGTAGGGACAAAATGGACTGCGACCATATTAGCAAAGTTGTTAAAGATGGATATAATTTAATAGATGGACAAATGCATTCAACAGTTCTTTTATGGGGATGCACTAAATCCTTTATATGATATAACCGCAGCATTTGCAAGTAAAGAACCCTGTAAAGAAAATTGCGAATGTTTTGGCTGTAAGGCTAGAGGATTACAAATGAATACAGGAGATGCAGGCAGACCCATTGGTAAGAAAGAATGGGAAGGTCGATTAAAGTTTTATAAAGATGCTAGAAATCAAGGCATCCAGCCAGCAGGAACGCAGAGACTTCAAGTCGAAGCAGCATACAAGGCAAGCGAAACATTGGGCAAAGCATATGATGCTGGCACAATGGGTGTAAGAGCAGACAAAGTTACGAAATCCGTAGCGGCGGTCATGAAAGAAACTGGAGCAGCATAATGATGAAGAACAAAGCATACAAAATGGGCGAAAAGATGGAATCTAAGAAAGAAAAAATGATGGAAATGCGAATGGGCAAGAAGACAATGAAGAAGTCTACTGCTAAGAAGGCTGTCGCAAAGAAGATGGGCAAGAAGAAGTAATGCCAAAAGTAGGAATGAAAGAGTTTGCCTACACTGCAAAGGGTATGGCTATGGCAAAGAAAGAAGCCAAAAAGACTGGCAAGAAGATGGTAGTTAAGAAGACTGCTAAGAAACCAGGAAAGAAGAAGTAATAATGAAAGATTCAAGACTAAAGCGAGCAGGAGTCTCTGGTTTCAATAAGCCAAAGCGTACACCTAGCCATCCAAAGAAGTCACACGTTGTTGTGGCTAAAGTTGGTAGCGAAGTAAAAACGATTCGTTTTGGTCAACAGGGCGTTACTGGTGATAGAAAACCTACTGCTCGTCAGAAATCATTTAAGGCACGTCATGCAAAGAATATTGCTAAAGGCAAGATGAGTGCAGCCTATTGGGCGGACAAGGTAAAATGGTAGCAAAGAAAAAAGCAAAATCTAAAGTTAATGCGGCTGGTAATTATACTAAGCCAACTATGCGAGCATCTTTATTTAAGAAGATTAAGGCTGGCTCTAAGGGCGGAGACCCTGGAGAATGGTCTGCTCGTAAGGCTCAACTGCTTGCTGTTCAATACAAGAAGGCAGGCGGAGGTTACAAGTAATGGCACTTGCTAAATCTCAAGCATCACTTAAGAAGTGGACTGCACAGAAGTGGAAAACTTCTGATGGCAAACCATCTAAAGGTAAGAAGCGATATCTGCCAGAAGCAGCGTGGGCATCATTAACACCTGCAGAAAAAGCCGCAACTAATAGGGCTAAGGCAAAAGGTAATGCAAAAGGTAAGCAGTTTGTAAAGCAACCTAAAGCAATTGCAAAGAAGACCGCAAGAAGTAGATAACAAAGGTGGGGACAATGAAGGATACTTTGGCTATCGCCTGGTGCGATAATGGTATGGTAGATGGTAAATTCATGCAAGGCGTTACTGATGTAATGCTACATGGAGGAGCCAATGTAGTAACAACTCTCCGTAGTTCTGGTAATCAAATTGGCAGACAACGTGAGACTGTAGCAAAATACTGGTATGAAAACAACAAATCAGAGTGGCTCTTATGGGTGGACTCAGATGTTGTAATCTCACCAGATACATTTAAAAAACTCTGGGATAAAAGAGATGTTGAGAAACATCCAATCCTAACTGGAGTCTATTTTACAACAGATACACCAGAAGAACCACTCATGATGTTGATGCACAGAAACGTAATCACCCGAATCCTAGAAGTTTTGCCTAACACACCGCTGTTTACAGAGGTTGGAGTTGGGAAGCAGTTCATGGGTGAAGATATATTCTTCTTCTCATTGTGTGACAGGGCTGATATCCCAGTCTGGTGTGACACATCTGCAACAGTTCCACATATGAAACGCTTTTCATTCGATGTTAATTACTACGATGCATTCGTAGGAGACAAGAGGAAATAATGACAACTACGCTGGCCAATATGATTGATGAGGTTCAAGTCAATCTTGCTGGATATACCTTCCAACAGGACCGTTCAACGTACCTTAGAACTGCAGTCACTACAACTACTTCATCATCAGCAGCGCCATTGGTCCTGTCATTGGGTTCTACCGACTCAATTGGCAAAGGCATAGTTGAGATTGATGAAGAACTGATGTGGGTAGACTCTTATGACCGTATCGCAAGCAGCGCAACTGTTGCTCCATATGGAAGAGGTTATCTAGGCACTACTGCAACAACTCATGCTGCCGATGCCAAGGTATCTATTTCACCAACATTTCCTCGCTATAATATTAAACGTGCAATTAATGATACAATCCTTTCTCTTGGAGCAAGTATCTTTGCAGTTAAAACAACAACATTCGTATTCAATGCTGCTCAATCAACATATGCATTCAATAACTTAAACATTAAAAACGTCATTAGCCTAACCTGGGAGGCCATTGGGCCTACACAGGAATGGGTTCCTATTCGTCGTTGGGACTTAGACTCAGTAGCAGACACAGAAACATTTGGCGCAGGTGCGCAAACAATTACACTTGGCGAGGCTCCAATACCAGGTCGTACCGTAAAAGTTGTTTATGCAACAGACCCAGCACCGTTTACAACTAATGCACAAGTTTATACTACTCAAACGGGACTTCCAGAATCAACTCGGGACGTAGTTATCCTTGGTGCAGCATATCGTTTACTTGCTTATCTTGACCCAGCACGTGCGGCTCAAACAAGTCCACAGGCTGATGAGACAGACAGTAAGCGACCATACGGTTCATCACAGTCTGCTACAAAGCAACTATATGCACTTTATACACAGCGTCTTAATGAAGAAACTAAAGCGCAACAACAGAACTACCCACCACGAGTTCACTACTCACGCCGATAGGAACCTGAATGACAACTAGAAACTACTCATCCCGCTCTCAGCAAACAACGCTTTCATCAGCACTTAATAACACTGCTACAACTATGGTTGTGGGTTCTGCATCAGTGCTCTTAGGTGGAGCAAGCGTTCCTGCTGGAACAACATTTACGGTTGTTATTAACCCAGATACTGCAATTGAAGAAATTGTAGATGTAACGGCAGTAAATACCAACACTTTAACAATTGCACGCGAAATTGATGGTTCAGTTAAACAGACCCACTCAGCAGGTTCAGTTGTACGACATATGGCAATTGGCCGCGATTATCGTGAAGCCAACTTACACATTGAAAAAAGCGCTGCTAATGCTGGAGAATCCGCACACGGAATCCAACTTGATACAGTAGTTCTTACATCTCAAACAGGTACAGTTACTAACGGAATGCTCGCCTCTAATGCTGTGACTACAGCAAAAATTACAGATGCGAATGTGACAACAGCCAAGATTGCAGACAGTGCAATTACATCTGCCAAAATTGCAGACCTAGGTATTGCTACTGGGGATATTGCAGACTCTGCTATTACAAGTGGTAAAATTGCCACAGGTGCTGTAGGAACGACTAAGATTGATGACCTATCAGTAACTACTGCTAAGATTAACGATGCTGCAATTACTGCAGGCAAGATTGCATCTGACGCTGTAACAACAGTCAAGATTCTTGATTCTAATGTTACTACCGCAAAGATTGCAGATTCCGCTATTACCTCAGCAAAGATTGCCGACGGAACAATTGTGGCTGGAGATATCGCAGATGGTGCTGTTACATCCGCCAAGATTCTAGATGGCACTATTGTTGCAGGAGACCTTGCTGATGGTGCAGTAACCTCTGCAAAGATTCTTGATGGAACTATTGTCAACGCTGACATTAACTCTGCAGCAGAAATTGACAAGACAAAGATTTCTGGCACAGCAGTTACAGTTGCAGATACAGGTACAGTTACCTCTGCCATGATAGCAGATGGAGCCATTGTTAATGGCGACATCAACTCAGCAGCGGCTATTGCCTATAGTAAGTTAAACCTTAACAGTTCTATTACATCGGCAGACATTGTTGATGGAACCATTGTTGCTGGTGATATTGCTAATGGTACAATTACTGCAGCAAAGTTAGTTGCCGACCCTTATGCTCGCGCTAACCATACTGGTACTCAAACAGCATCAACAGTTTCAGACTTTGATACACAGGTTCGTACATCTCGTTTAGACCAGATGGCTGCACCTACTGGTTCAGTATCTGCTAATAGTCAAAAGATTACAAACCTTGGAACACCAACTACATCTACTGATGCTTCAACTAAGGCCTATGTAGATGCACAGATTACTGCCCTTGTTGGCGGCGCTCCTGGAACACTTGATACTCTTGCTGAAATTGCATCTGCAATCTCTAGCGGTGGTTCATTTGAATCAACAGTAGTTCTTAAGTCTGGTTCCACAATGACTGGTGCTCTGACTTTATCAGGTGCTCCTTCATCTAACCTACATGCCGCTACAAAGGCTTATGTAGATACTGTTGCAGGTTCTGCTACTGCCGCTGCTGCTTCTGCAGCCGCTGCCGCTACAACTTATGATAATTTTGATGACCGTTACCTTGGCGCTAAATCATCTGCACCTAGCGTAGACAATGATGGAAATGCTTTAATTACTGGTGCTCTATACTGGAACTCAACAAGTAATACAATGTTTGCTTGGAATGGTACCGCTTGGGCATCTATCTCATCAGCCGCAGAAATCTATCGTTATAAGTTTACTCCTACTGCTGGCGTAACATCTGTATCTGGTACTGACGCAAATGGTGCCTCATTATCTTACATCCCTAATAAAGAACAGGTATATCTCAATGGTGTACTTCTTGTTCGTGGAGCAGATTATGCAGCAACCGATGGTTCAACTATTACATCCCTTGCAGCAATTACCGCTGGTGATGTTCTTGAAATTATAACCTTTACTTCTTTCGAAGTAGCAAATGCTGTAACAGCAACAGACTTTACAATATCACAGAACAACCAAGACATAATGGCAATCATGGGAGCCTACTAATGACAAAAGCACGAGACCTGGCAAATGCAGCGACAGCACTTAATGCGGTTACTGCTACTGAAATTGGGTTTATTGACGGAGTAACATCTGCAATACAGACTCAAATAAATACTAAGGCTGCGACTACATATGTAGATTCATCTATTGCCGCTATACCTTTACCCGATTCAACCCCGACAGCACTAATGACAATGGGAGCATAACAAATGGCAACAACATATAAAGTACTTGGGCAGGTAGCCCCTTCTGCAACGACAGCAACAACACTAGATACAGTGCCTTCTGCAACTCAGGCAGTAGTATCTACTATTGCTGTATGCAACCGAGCGGCTACTGCGGCAACATTTCGCATTGCTGTTCGCCCTGCAGGTGCAACATTAGCAAATGAACACTACATTGCTTATGATGCAGGAATTGCTGCAAACGATAGCACATTCATTACAGTTGGAATAACTCTTGGAGCGACAGATGTTATTACTGTATATGCATCTAGCGCTAACCTTTCATTCTCAGCATTCGGAAGCGAGATTGCATAATGGCTGTATCAAAACTTAACCCCCCAGCATCTACTTCTACTGAAACTTTTTTTCCAGTTGCAGCGTCTGGTACGTACTCTTTGTCTATGGCGGCTGGTCTTTATAGAGTTCGCACTACACTTTCAGCAACAACTGTTGTTTTTATAGACTCAGATGGTTTTGAGTTCTCTACAACAACATCTGGTAATGAGAGTTATGTCGTTCTTCCTGTAGACACTACTCAAATCAGAGTTGCTGCAGCGGTTGCCGTTACTTTAACATTAACCACTTATCCTCTAATTGCAGCCCCAACAAATCTATCTTGGGCATGGGTAGATACCGATGCGCTTGGAAGAAACACTGGAGCATTAACATTTACTTACTCGGGTGGAGCAACTACTGGACAAGTATACTGGCCAAACGCTACAAACGCATCATTGACTACGTCTCCAGCATCTCTTACTCCTCTTGCGGCAGTTTTGAGCGCTGGTCAAACCAGAACAATTCTTATTGTTGGAAAAGACGCAAGTGGAAACATTGGTCGCGGAGCAAAGATAACAACAAGCGCATCACCAAGCGCTGTTCGTGCTATTCAATACACATCCTCTACTTCATTCGTATGCCCAACTGGAGTTTCTGCAGTTGAGTTGCTAGTAGTAGCAGGTGGCGGAGGTGGTGGATATTCTTACAACTACCAAGGTAATGGCGGCGGCGCAGGTGGTGGTGGGGGTGTACGTTATTTCGCTTCACAAGCAGTAACTGCTGGAACTACTTACACAGTAACAGTTGGAGCAGGTGGTGGTTCTGATAATCCAGGAGGTACATCATCTTTTGGCACTATTAATACAACTGGTGGCGGACAGGGTGGTTACTCTAACGCTACTGGCGGTGGCAATGGTGGGTCTGGAGGTGGCGGTGGTGCTGGCAATGCTGGTGGTACTGGAAACGCAGGCGGATATAGCCCAGTAGAAGGTTACGCTGGTGCATCAGGTAACGGTGGAGGCGGTGGCGGTGCAACTGCTGCAGCATCTGGCAAAAACGGCGGCGCTGGGTATACATCATCAATTACTGGTACTTCTTATGTTTATTCATCAGGCGGTGGTGGTGGTGCATCAGGTGGTTTGAATCAGGGAACACCAGGAACTGGTGGAGGTCCAGGAGGAAACGCAAGCAATGATAACAATGCCGTTAATTATGGTGCTGGCGGAGGCGGCGGCGGTACTATTAGTGGTGGTGGTTTCTATAATACACAAAATGGCGGAAACGGTCGACAAGGATTAGTGGTGGTGAAATTTACAGCATGAAAAACTACGGAATTATAGAAAATAATAAAATCATCAACGTAATCGTCGCTGAAAGCGATGCTATTGATTCTTTGCTACAAGAAAATCAAGAATCTTTTTTAATCGAAGGTAACACTCCTTGGATTAACTGGGAAAGAATTGGTACAGATTGGTTCAATCCTAACCCACCAGTGGTCGAAGGACCAACTCAATAATTTAATTAACTAACAACGAAAGGTAGTAACTAATGGCTACAATCACTAAAGCCCTGGCTCGCACAGCGGCAGCAACATCAAGTGCAACGCTATATACAGTACCAACAACTGGAACTACAACTGTAGTTACCAACATTGTACTGGCTAACTCAGCAGCAACTGCAGCAACTGGAACTATCGCAATTGACGGTGTGGTAATTATCCCAACCGTACCACTAGCGGCTAACTCAGTAGCAGCGTTTGACCTAAAGCAAGTCATCCCTGCTAACGCTACACCTAAGACTGTGACTGGATACGCATCTACAACTGCGGTAACAATCCACATCAGCGGAGTGGAGATTGCATAATGGCATTTTCCTCATATCCCGCTAAAGGCGGAATCCCATCAGGTAATACTGCTGGTCGTCCATCAAGTCCTGCATTGGGTGACACTTACTACAATGGAACATTAGGGCTGTTGGAGATTTACACTGCTGACGGATGGCAACCATGCTCCGCTCCAGCAGGAATCCCAACTATTACTGGTGTCACGGCGACTTCGGCATCAGATGCTTATTCAAGCACTGGTGGAAAATTATCCGTTGCTTTTAATGCTGCTTCTAGTGGGGGCCTCCCAACCAGTTTTGGTGTTTATACGTCCAGTGGTGGATTTTCAACAGTGGGTTCTACTTCTCCATTGGTTATTACTGGATTAAACCCAGATACCGCATATTATGTTTATGCAAATGCAACTAATGGATTTGGCAGCGGTGGAAATAGCGCAAACTATGGACCCATCTACCCAAAGACTCAACCACAGGCTCCAGTTATTACTTCGGTTACTGCAAACGCATCTAACTTTTCTGTTGCTTTTACTTCAAACCCTGGTGGAAATACTGTAACTAATTATCAATACTCTTTAGATAATGGTTCAACTTTTACAGCATTAAGTCCAGCCCAAACAACAAGTCCTCTTACAATCCCCGTGCTTGGTTCTTACACATTTAGAATTAAATCTGTTACAGATGGTGGAACAAGTGCGCAAAGTAATGCTGTTGCTTCTGCATCAACACTATCTTCACTTGAGTGGTTAGTAGTTGCAGGTGGTGGCGGTGGAGGTGGTAGTTATGGTTCTTCTTATGGTTACGCAGGCGGAGGTGGCGGTGGCTATGGAACTGGAACAATAACAAATACATTAGTTGCTGGAACTGCTTACACTGTAACCATTGGTGCAGGTGGCGCAGGTGGTAACTCTTCTGCAAAGGGAAGTAATAGCGTATTTAATACTATTACACGTACAGGCGGTGGCGGTGGTGGCTACCAAACAGCACTCTCTGGTAGCGGTCAAGCAGGTGGCTCTGGTGGAGGACAACCAGGACAATCAAGTTTTTCACCTGGTTCTGGAAACCAAGGTGGATAGTCACCAGTAGAAGGTTACGCTGGTGGTGGTGGAACTGACAGTGGAAATACTTATTCTGGCGGTGGCGGT